AAGCAGAAAACAAACAACGACGATGTTTATGGTGAAACTTTATCAGATGGAATACAGTTTTTAGCTCCAATTGAATTTAAAGGTTACGTACAAATAGAGGCACCAACTAATACTGATTATGGAAATTCTAAATTAACACAAAGCGAACCAGGTAATTTAAAAATTGGTGTTTATCAAAAAGAATTGGACAATTTAGAAATTGATATTTCTTATGGGGACTATATTGGTTATTACGAAACAGAATCAAAAGTGAGATATTTTAGTGTTGTTGACGATGGTCGTGTAGTGTCAGACAATAAACACACATACGGTGGTTATAGACCATTTTATCGGTCAATTGTTGCGGCACCTGTTGTTGATGACGAATTTAGAGGAATTTAAAAATGGCATTACCAAAAAAAGTTAAAAATTCATTACCATTAATACCTGAAAAGGTAGGTCGAGAAAGGCGTCAAGAAATGCTTGATGATATTACTGACTATGGTACTTATTTACCTAAAGGCGTTTTACATGCAGATTTGGATAGAGGTATGTTGGATTTTGTAAAAGAAGACCTAAAACTTGTAATGGAAGAAAAGGTCGTACCAACCGTAGATAGAATTATTACAAATCAAAACTGGTCTCAGTTTACTGAAACATGGGACTTTCAAGATTTAGACAAAAATATATCCTTACCATTTATTGCAACAGTAAGAACTCCTGAAGTTAAATATGGAACATTTCAGGGAGGAGCTGCAAATATTCCAAACAGAAGACAATTTTTTTATTATTCGGTCCCAACATGGGATGGTCAAAGAAAAGGGGCTGACGTTTATAAAATACCACAACCAATTCCTGTCGACATTACATATAATGTAAAAATATTTTGTAACAGAATGAGAGAACTTAACGAGTTCAATAAAATTGTTATGGAAAAATTTACATCAAAGCAAGCTTATAGACAAATAAAGGGACATTATATTCCATTAATAATGGAAAGTGTTGCTGATGAGTCAGCAAAAGACATAGGAAAAAGAAAATACTATATCATAAGTTATACTTTTATCATGAAAGGTTTGTTGATTGATGAAGATGAGTTTGAAGTTTCACCAGCGATTACTAGACAACTTTCGATGTTTGAAGTGGATACAATTAACAAATCAAGAAGAGTTCAACAACAACCACCAAGACCCGATTTTTTTGATTTGGATTTGACTTTTCTCCCCGGCGTTACCACTCTGTCTGAAGTTTTTAGATATACGGTTGATTTAAAAGTTTCGGGAGTTGAAAATTTGGTAAGTTGTTACAATTTTTCATTTACATCTAATACATCAAACAATTTAAACTTTACGGGGTGTAATGGTATTCCAATATCAATTTCAGGTATTACATCAGGAACATCATCGACATATTGTGTTCAAGGCGGAACAATACCATCTTTTTCTAACCCAACGGGAGTAACCATATCAACAACAAGTTCGGTTTGTAACGACTCGTTTTCGGTTTTTATAAATGGTAACTACGTAGGTGATAATTTATCAGTCATCCAAATAAATGATGGTGATACTTTGGTTGTTAATGCTTTTAAAAAACTTATTACGCAAACTTCTGTAATAAAAACAGTTGCGTATTTGGTTTAATTATTCACCATACAAGTCTTTTTTCTTTTCACAATTTTTTTTAATCAAACTTTCCAAAAATTTATACATCTTTAATCCATTCACTTCGCAATACTTTTTTAGGATTTGATGGGTTTCCTCTGAAATTTTTAAGTTTTTAATTTTTTTCATTATGTTAATTTTCATTAGGCAGAAAAAAGGTAGAATTTTTTCTTACTTAGAAATAAATATTGGTTTGTAGTAAAGTTTTTTACAATTTATTATTGTATTTATATATAAAATAAAAGAAAAAACTTTACATTTAACATGGCATCTAATAAAATATTCGTTTCGCCAGGAGTTTATACTTCAGAAAGAGATTTAACATTTGTAGCTCAAAGTGTTGGGGTTACTACATTAGGTTTAGCAGGAGAGACACTTCGTGGTCCTGCATTTGAACCAATTTTCATAACAAATTTTGATGAGTTTACCACTTATTTTGGAGGTACTAGTCCTGAAAAATTTGTAAACACACAAATTCCAAAATATGAATTAGGTTATATCGCTAAATCATATTTAACACAATCAAATCAATTATTTGTAACAAGAGTACTTGGATTATCTGGTTATGATGCGGGACCATCTTGGTCTATTACTACAATCGCAAACCCTAATCCATCAACGATGACGGCAACAGGTACAACAGGTCCTTTGGGTATAACATTCACAGGGACAACTGGAGGTACTATTACTTTCACTTCCTCTATACCAGGAGCAATTAACGTAAATGGTAGTTTTTACAACACGTACACACAATTTGATGGTGGAACTTCCTCAGTAAATCAAGACTTACAAACATACGTTACTAACAGAATTAGTTCATTCGCAATTTCAGCCTCAACATCTGGAAATACCGCACTATTTTGGGGTAGTGTAAGTTCTTCTACTTTCAATTCAGTAACAAGTGTTAGTACAAACGGTACAGGAACAATTACATCATACTCAGAAACATTTGGTGTTGGTAATTTAACAGGGGCAACTGCTAGTTCTTTGTCTGCACAAACAACAAACGACCCTTGGTACTACGCATTATTTGATTATACTCATAATCCACCAAACAACAGTTACTATGGTGTTGGTTTTGGGGTCGCAATGTCAGGTATTTCATCAACACCAGTTTCAGGTGTTTACTCAGGTACAGTTGCGGTTTATACCACAAATTATTCAGGTTCACCATACAGTGAATATGATGAAGTTGTTGTTGCGACTTTAAGGTCAAGAGGTATTTCAACATTTAGTTCTACTCAACACGGACCTTTATTTCAAGTTTCAGCAACTACAGGCGTTACAATGGTTTGCTCAGGTAAATATTCGGGAGTTACTAAAAACCCTAAATTGACTTTCCTTATTACAGGAACAACTTATCAAAATACAAACTTCTCGTTTGAAACATCAATGAACAGTCTAAGTCCAAACTTTTTGAGAAAAGTTTTTGGAGGTAGTAATTTTGGAAAAAGTAGAACAGATGTTCCAATTTTTGTTGAAGAAACTTATAGTTCACTACTTAATTATGGATATAACGAAGGAAAAATTAGAGGACTATATTGTGATTTAGTTGAATTACCTGGAGTTACAGACTCTACTAACTTAAACTATTCAGATAGTATCGCCTTCTATTTGGAGCAATACCAAACTCCTAAAACCCCTTATTTAGTTTCTGAATTACGTGGTAGTAGAGTATTTAACCTATTTAGATTTGTTTTAATATCTGATGGTAACGCGGCTAACACTTTGGTAAAAATATCAATCGCAAATATCTCATTTAATAATTTAACGTTTGACGTATTAGTTCGTGATTTCTACGATACAGACTCAAATGTTGTTGTTTTAGAAAGTTTCCGTGGTTGTACTATGAACCCTAGTCAAAATAGTTTTATAGCTAAAAAGATTGGTACATCTAATGGTGAGTATCAAGTTAGGTCTAAATATGTTATGTTAGAAATGAACAACGATGCTCCGATAGACTCACTACCTTGTGGTTTTGAAGGATATATTTCAAGAGAATATGCTAATGCAACTCCACCATTTGTTCCATATAAAACTGTATATTATAAACCAAACGAACTTATTTATGACCCACCATTTGGTACTACAAGTGGATTTAATAATGAACAACGTTCTTCGGGTGAGAGTCCTCGTTTTGCTTACTTAGGTATCAGTAACGGTGTTGGTTTTGATTATGATTTTTTCCAATATAAAGGAAAACAAATTCCTAATAATTTGGCAACTGCAACAACTGGCGATGAGTGGGGTTATAAAACAAAAGGTTTCCACTTAGATAGTGGAGCAACTATTGTTACCATATCATCAGCCTACGCAACGTCAGGGGAAAGTGCATTTTACGTAGGTAGGGGCTCATTTGACTCAGAACCTACTAATGTTTCCGACACATACTATAACCTAAATACAAGAAAATTCACAGTTTTACCTTATGGTGGTTTTGATGGTTGGGACATTTATAGAGAATATAGAACAAACGGTGATACTTTTGCTCTTGGTCAAACTGGGTTTATGAATGGAGCTGCAAGTTCAGTTACTTACCCAACCGCTACGGGTTGGGGGGCATTCAAACCTATTTCTGGACCTAATCAAGAAAATTGGGCAAATACTGACTACTACGCATATCGATGGGGTCAAGATACATTCGCTAACCCTGAAAGAACTAATATAAATGTATTTGCAACACCGGGTATTGATTATGTAAACAATTCAAATTTAGTTGAAGACGCGATAGAAATGGTACAATTCGATAGAGCGGATTCACTTTATGTTTGCACAACACCAGACTTTAACTTATTTTTACCATCTTATGATGATATTTCTGAAGGATTAATATTCCCAACAGAGGCGGTAAATAATTTGGAACAAACAGGAATCGATTCAAACTACACAGCTACTTATTATCCTTGGATTTTAACATTAGATAGTGTATCAAACACACAACTTTACATTCCTGCAACATCAGAGGTAGTTAGAAACTTCGCATTAACTGATAATATTGCATTCCCATGGTTCGCATCGGCTGGTTACACAAGAGGTTTGGTAAACGCAATTAGAGCAAGAAGAAATCTTACTCAAGATGATAGAGATACATTATATAAAGGAAGTATTAACCCAATCGCCACTTTTAATGATGTTGGTACAGTAATATGGGGTAATAAAACTTTACAAGTAAGAGAATCTGCACTAGATAGAATTAATGTTAGAAGACTATTATTACAAGCTCGTAAGTTAATTTCGGCTGTGGCGGTTAGATTATTGTTTGAACAAAACGATGCTAAAGTTAGACAAGATTTCTTGGATTCAGTAAACCCAATATTAGACCAAATTAGAAGAGACCGTGGTCTTATTGACTTTAGAGTTCAAGTATCTAACACACCTGAAGACTTAGACTCTAACACTTTAACAGGTAAAATATTTATAAAACCTACAAGAGCGTTAGAATATATTGACATCGAATTTGTAATTACACCGGCAGGAGCTTCATTTGATGACCTATAAAAATAACAATATAAAAAAATGAAAATAGAAAAAAAAATAATAAAAGAATCTCTTGGTTATACAAACACAGGAAAAAAAACATTTTCTAATAAAAAACAAAATATTGTTTTAACTGAGAGTCAACTTGAAAAACTATTAGAAATACTTAAAAAGTAATGAATTTAAAAGGTTTGGTTAAAAGGGGAATTAAAAAATTCATAAAAGAAGGTTTTGATGAGGTAGGACGACCTGACTTGAAATATTATGCGTTTGATTGGGACGACAACATCATGTTTATGCCAACATCTATTATGGTTGTGGATGAAGATGAAAATGAAGTCCCAATGTCAACTGAAGACTTTGCAGAGTATCGGTCAGAAATCGGGGTTGAACCTTTTGATTATAGAGGAAAAAAAATCATAGGGTATGCTTTGGGGGCTTTTAGAAATTTTAAAGAACCAGGTAATAAAAGATTCATATTAGATTCCATGATGGCTAAAACAGGTCCTGCTTGGAAAGACTTTGTGGAGTGTATTAACGGGGGTTCAATATTTGCAATCATCACAGCAAGGGGTCATAGTCCTGAAACACTTAAAGAGGCAACATACAACCTTATAATGAGTAATAAAGAGGGTATTAACTCGCGAGAGTTAGCTAAAAATTTAAATGAGTACAGAAAAATAGGAAACAAAGTGTCAAATGATACCAAAATTGAAGCATTATCACCATCAGAATTAAATGAATATTTAGACATGTGTGTTTTTGAACCGGTATCCTTTAATAAAGGTAGTGCATCAAACCCTGAAATAGAAAAATTCAACGCACTTAAAAACTTTATTTCTTATTGCAGAGACTTGGCAAAAGAATTGTCAAAAAATATGGAATTAAGGGGGACACCGATGTTTAAAAACGATGTTAATGCAAATCCTATATGGGAACCATTAATTGGTTTTTCAGATGATGACCTAAGAAATATTGAGAAAATATCTGAATTGTTAAATCAAGAATATGAAGAAAATCCAGTAAACTTATATTTAACTAAGGGAGGAGAAAAAGTTAAATACTAGGTTCTAGTTATAGAATATTTTAAAAAAAATAAAAAGTAAATAAAAAAAATTATTTTTAGATATTTATAAAATAAATAAAACAAACTTAAAACAAAAGATATGGCTGATTTATTAATGAAAATGCCCTTTCAGTATGAACCTAAAAGAAAAAATAGGTTTATCATTACTTTCCCTTCTTCTTTGGGGATTAACTCTTGGTATGTTGAATCCACGTCAAGACCAAAAGTTGAAATCAAAGAAGTGGAAATTCCATTTTTAAACACATCAACATATGTTGCAGGTAGATTTACTTGGGGTACGATTGATGTTACGTTCCGTGACCCTATTGGACCATCAGCATCACAAGCGTTAATGGAGTGGGTTCGTTTACACGCTGAATCAGTTACAGGACGTATGGGTTATGCTGCAGGATACAAAAAAGATATTGATTTAGAAATGTTAGACCCAACAGGTGTGGCGGTTGAAAAATGGATATTACAAGGAGTATTTTTAACAAGTGTTGATTTCGACTCGTTAGGTTATAGTGAAGATGGACTTATCACAGTAAAAGCAACATTAAGACCTGACAGATGTATTTTAGTATACTAAAATAAAAATAAAATATATTACAATCCCATCTTTTCAGGTGGGATTTTTTATTTACATTGACTATTGTAAAACTATTTTTAAAATAAAAAACTATGGAGCAATCAGAAATTTATGGACAAATGGATTTTAATTTACCACACGATGTGGTAAACCTACCGACTAAAGGTATTTTTTACAAACCAAAAAAGGAAAGTTTAAAGGTAGGTTATCTAACAGCAACTGACGAAAATATTTTAATGTCACCAAATTCGCTCAAAGATGGTATCGTAACCAGTCTTTTAAAAAATAAAGTTTATGAGCCAGGATTTGACGTAAACCAACTTTTAGAAGTTGACGCCAGAGTTATTCTTATCTTTTTAAGAAACACGTCTTTTGGTACAGAATATAATTATGAGTTGACAGACCCACTTACAAATAAAAGATTTGAAATAACAATAACATTAGAAAACATATCCTATGAAGAGCCAAAAGTTAAACCAAATGAATTGGGTCTTTTTGAATTTGTTTTACCTAAGTCAAATAAAAAAGTTTTATTAAAGTTATTATCATTAGGGGATATTTCTGATTTAGATAAAATTAAGGATTCTTATCCTAATGGGATGGTTGCGCCCACAATAACTAAAACTTTAGAAAAACACATTATAGAAATAGATGGGAATAGAGATAGAGAATATATTTCATCATTTATAAGTCGATTACCAATTGCGGACTCTAAGTCAATAAGAAAATTTATAAAAGATTGTGAACCTTCTTTGGATTTAAAAAAAACAGTTATCGCCCCATCAGGAGAAAAAGTAACTTTTGAAGTTGCTTTTGGGGTGGAGTTTTTTCGCCCTTTCTTCACAGTATAAAATAAATCTCATGGATGAGATATACTATCTTTGTAAATATTGTAATTTCACATACAAAGATTGTATGAGTATGCCTACGTTCGAAAGAAAATATTTCATAAATAAGTTAATTGAAGAAAATAAAAAAAATTAACTCGAATAAATACTTATTAGTATGATGATGTTATTTTTTGGTAGTGAACCTTCCGCTAGCTCAGGCGCAAAAACCTCGGATGGAGGTACTTCTGCATACAATACAGCCACAGGATTAAAAGGTCAAATAGGTGAACTAAAAGAAGCTTTACAAAATTTTGTTATAGGTGCAGAACCTCAGACAATATTAGAAAACGCAAATAAGGCTCTTATATCTATGAATGACCAAGCGTTGTCTTTACAAAGGACAATGGGAGGGTTTGTCACTGGAGCTGCCCAGTTTAGAGAAAGATTAACTCAAGCGTATCATGAAACTTTGGATATAGGGTCATCATTCCAAGACGTAACAGATGCGGTAGAGGGGTTAGCGGCTAGTATGGGTAAAATGGTCAATCCATCGAAAGAGGTACTTGTAAGTATGGTAACACTATCAAAGAGTACAGGTATGGCATCAAAGGATGTTGCTGGAATGGTAGGTGAGTTAAGTAGACTTGGTGGGACACAAACCGCTAATTTACTACAGATGGAAAAAATTGCTGAATCAGCAAGAAAGTCAGGATTGAGTGCTAAAGGATTAATGACAACAGTAAAAACTGGTTTAAAAGATGTAAGTGGGTTTGGTTTTAAAAATGGTATAGACGGTCTTACAAAAATGGCTAAACAAGCTATGGTATTAAGAACAACCATGGAATCATTGGGGACTAAGGTATTACAGGGAAAAGTTTTAGACCCTGAAGGTGCTATTGAAACAGCGGCGGCCTTTCAGATGATGGGAGGGGCTGTTGGTAAATTAGCAGACCCATTTCAACTTTTGCACATGGCACAAACAGACATGGCAGGTCTACAAGAAGAACTTGTTAAATCAACAAAATCAGCATTTAGTTTCAACAAAGAAACAGGTAAGTTCGATATTGCCACTCAAGACATGTATAGATTAAGAGAACAGGCAGACCTTACAGGTGCCAATTTGGAAGATTTAGTTAATGCAGGTAGAGAAGCTGCCAAATTAGATATGTTGAAAGATAAATTTGGTTTAGATTCTTTAGATGAAGATTCACAAAACTTAATCGCTGGTTTAGCAGAAATAGGTGAAGGTGGAAAAGTTTCAATAGATATTCCAGGGTTTAAAAAATTAGAAGCAGATACCGCCGAACAACTTCAAGCACAATTAAAAAGTGCTGACACACAAAAAGCGTTAAAAGATTATCAAGACAAAGCGGCATTATCAGAAAAAGATTTAGCGGTCGCTCAAATGACGATTACAGAAAATCAAGCAAAAGATGTTAATATTATAAAAGAAGCTGTGTTGAAAGGTTTTACCCAAACAGAAAGAGACGAATTGTTAGAAGAAATTAAAAGGGCTAATGATAAGATGGGAGACCAAGCAATAACCGCTTCTGAAGCACCGTCAGGTGTAGATAGGGAGGGACTTAAAGCGTACGATAAAGGTATTGCTGAAGCTGCAGACCAGTTCCGTGTATTACCTGCAGTGAACACAGCATACAAGGAAGCGATGGATAACCTTACAAAAGCATTTGAAAATAAATCTGACGTAGTGACAACTGGTGGTGCAACAGGATTACAAGATGTTGAAGACCTTTTTTTACCGAAAGATGGTAAACCAATGGTTATGTCAGAAGGCGCAATATATAAAGGGATAGTTGGAGACCAAGTTGCGATGGGTACAAACATAGATGAAATATTTAATAGTTCGGGTAAACTTGTAGAAAATATGTCTCAAAATAACCAAACTTTAGGAGGTGCTCTCGACTTAAACATCAATCTTTCAGGTAGAGTTAATGGAGACAACAATTCGGACTTGAACAAATTGTTTTCCTCACCAATTTTTCAAAAACAATTGATGGATATGGTTCTATACAAAATGAAAGATTATCAAAAACAACAGGGTGTTCTTTAGAAAAAATCTAACTATAATCTATTTATCAAATAAAGTTTAATGGAAAGTCCACTTTCATTCAATTCTACAGAAAACTTTAGAAAAAAATTGTTGGCAAGAAATCTGCCAGCATATCGTGTTGTCAATTTTTTTGGAACAGATGATAAACCCGCTAAAGGTGAATTTACTTATACAGACCTAACTCCTGTTGATTCAACACCAATCGAAATAATTGGAGACAGACAAGAAAGAATATTATTTCCAATAAATCAGTATGGTCCCGAGGATAGTGAAGAATACGGAGACATGGTTCAAATTAATAAAAATCTGAACTACAAATCAAACGAAGGACAATATGACTTAACAGATACCATCTTAAGTGATTTAGAAACGATTGGTGATAATTCAGAATTATATCACATAGTAAAAAATGTTTACAAACCTCAAAATAATATTGCAGGGTTTGGAAGTTCGGTTTATTTTATTAATGACGACAAAAATATTTTAACAATTGGTGAAGGAGAATATACAATTGTTGATACATTTAACAACTATTTGGAAAGAATAGGAAACCAAAAAGAAATAGATTTAAAAATATTAAATAAATGGGGTGTTTTTGCAAGTGAAGATTTTGGACAAACTGTTTATAATATTAATGATGTATTAACACTTTCATCATTTAGAACACAATCACCATATTCTATTTCATATACAATTGGAAATGAATTGGAGTTTGTTGGTAATACTCAAGAAGGGATATTATACGCAAGTAATCAATATTTTCCCACATCGCAAGGTGATGAAATTTATGGAACAACTTTGTGGTCAATAAATAATGACCTACAACAATATAGAATAAGTTCTAGCATTGGAACTGGCGAATATGACTTTACAGATACAATTCAAAGTGGATTAGAATTAGAAGGTGTAGATGAGAGACCACAATTATTTAAATTAAATTTATATAGACCTGAAAATGGACAAAGTGAGTTTGAGGTCGAAATGTATAGAACTTTAAGAATATTATTTTTATCACAAGGAAATTATACAATCGAAGACACAGTTTCTAATCGTCTAGAAAGAGTATCACAAGAACAAAGACCAATCTTATTTACAATAAATCAATACGGTTCTGAAACCGAAAGAAGACAATCTGATATAAATCTTAATTTTCAAACAAAATCAAATGAAGGTGAATATGGTTTTCCTGATACTGTAAATAGTGAATTAGAAAATATAGGACAGGTTGTTGAAAATAGAACTTATATAAATAACAAATATGGACCAAGTCCTGCTTTAGGTAGTACTACATCATATGGCGATTCTGTCGTTATAAATGATGATTTATTACCGGCAGATAATGTTGGTCCATATGGTATCGATGACACTATTGGTAGTACTTTAGAAATACAAGCCGGTCAAAGTGAAACACAGGCATATCTATCAAATACATATTCAACAGGAACTGGTTCATATTCTGATATTGATTTTGACAATGAAGTAATTCAAGTATTACAACTACCTTACGCAAATTCAGATAATACGTTTATTTTTCTACCTTCAACATATACACCATATAGTATTTTGTTGCAAAATAATCCAACAGGGTCTGATGGGCCGTTATCTCAAGATTCAAACTTAGCTAAAATAAGTGCAAAAAATTTACAAAAGGAGTTTAAATCTAGAATTGCGTTAGAATTATTACAACAAACAGTTGGTAGAGTAAATGCCGTTAGTTCATCAATTGACCCACAAACAGGTGGAATTTCTGCAAAACCAAATACTGACCCATTCGATGTTTTAGGTATGGCAACAGGAAACATTCCTGTAATCGCCATGAACTATAAGATTACATCACCACCTGATGTTGCGGGGGTACCGACACCATTAGACGTTGTAGACTTTGCAGGTAGATTGGCCGGTTTATATAGTCCATATTCATATATTATTGGTGAGTTATTTGATTATCCTACAAGAATTAATAATCAAAACACTTTTTTACAAAACACACTTTCTGCGTTAGGAGGTCAAGGTGGTCCTATTTTTAACTACAAAGAACCTGCAAATAACAACGCATCAGAATTATTGATGACTTATACATCAATACCAACAAGAAGTTTAATATTTCAACAATTATCATATAACTATTTTAGACCTGACTACCAAAAGGGGCTTAGTTTACTTGCACCACAACCAAAATTTTACATAGGAGATAATAAAAGCTCTATTACAAAATTAGTAACACCTGATGTTTCAGAGTTACCACTTTCAAAGTACAATGATAATGCATCTTCTTACGGACCTGTTTTATCTTACTCAAACTTAGGAAAAGCTTATGAAACAAATCAATTAGATGAAACAAAATTTGGAATCAATAGTCGAAACTACTATAGTGCAGGTGCAGCGGCAGATGGAACCACATTAGTAAATTCTACAGTTTTTGGAGGATTTACATGGACAAGTAGTGATAACTATACCAAACCTGGAAAACTACCACAAAGAGGAGGTGCTGATTTAACACAATGGGGAACACCACCAAGTTATAGAGAAGACGACTCAAGTTCATACGATTTTACACCCGGTTCATTATTAGACACAACTCAAAAATTAGTTGATGCCGGTAACAAATCTCAGTACAAAACTGAACACGTAGGAAACGCAATCAATCAAGTTTCTAAAATTTTTAATGATGGTTACCAAGAATTAACTAAAGGTTCAAGAGTTGTAAGATATTCAACAAAAACTTCAGTTGGTGAACAATCAGAAAATCCAGTTGGATATGAATATTGTAGAGTGTTTACAAAGGATAGACCCTATTACACATATAGAGAATTACAAAAAACAGATGGTAACATTAGAAAATATCCTGACTCGGTATTAACAAATACATATAACTTAAATATTGTACCTTATAGTGACGCAAGTTCAAGTAGTTTAGACTTTGGAAAAGACAAGGTAAAAAAATATATGTTTTCTTTAGAAAATTTGGCTTGGAGAACATCAAATACTCCTGGATTTACATACGAGGATTTACCAACTTGTGAAAAAGGACCGAATGGGGGTAGAATTATGTGGTTCCCTCCTTATGATTTATCATTCGACGAAAATATACAAACATCATGGGAAGACAATACATTTTTAGGAAGACCTGAGCCAATATATACTTACACAAATACTACAAGAAATGGAAACATTAGTTTTAAAATTTTAGTTGACCACCCATCAGTAATGAATGTTTTGGTTGATAGAGAATTAGAAAGAGAAGGTGAAGGTTCAATTACTCAAGTAATTGATTCATTTATTGCGGGATGTACAAAGTATGATATATATGACTTAATTAAAAAATGGGTAACATTCACACCTCAAGAAATTTTTGAAACTCAAGTTTTAGTTAGAGAAATAACAGAAACTGAATTTATTACAAAAATTCCACCACCAATACCACCATTACCACCGGACCCTTGTTCACAATACGATTATGCCGTAGGAAATAGTGCCACAACTATAAATTATACAGGTTGCGGGCAAACAACACTGACTTCACTACCATTATTAAGTGGTGCGACTGGTACTGTTTGCGTTGAAAAAAATACCGTACCTTATTTTACAAATGCGATTGACGGAACAATTACACCAACTGGAAAACCGTGTAATCAACCATCACCAACACCAACACCATCACCAACGCCATCAACTACTCCACCACCACCAACACCATCACCAACACCTACTACAACACCACCACCTACACCATCACCAACACCTAGTGTGACACCAGCGCCTACATTTACTCCAACAATTATACAACCTAATTTACAAGATATTGGATTTTATTTCCATAATGATTATCCTGGACAAAAAACCGTAAATGGTGTATTTGACCCATTACAGGCACAAAAACCTTTTGATGAAGTTTATCAGGATTATTTAGCTCTTAAACAAGGTTATTTAGAAACAGGAGGAACAGACTTATTTGGTAAAACTTTCGGGAAGGCTAGAAATTTTATTTTTAAATATAATGACGCTACCTATACACAATTTACACAAGCACAAATTCAGAATTTAAGCCCCGCAGCACAAACTCAATATCTATCTTCATTCATAGACGCAAGAAAAGATAGTGTTAGTAAGTTTTTTGATTATATTGAAAGTGAATTTAATGACGCAAAAAAATTGGCCGTTGTAATTGGAGACGCTCTATCACAAGGAAAAAAAGTTAAATTTAGTTTGTCAGGTACTGCATCATCGGTACACAATCCTGACTACAATATAAAACTATCAACAAGAAGAGGAGATAGTGTTAGACAGTGGTTATACGCTCAACCAGCCGGTTCTAAAAAAATTGGGGATTATGCAGAAGACGGAAGTATTGTAGTAAAAGTTCAAACTTATCAAGGTGAAGGAGGTAAGTTAGACCAAGACCCATACAAATATATTGATTGTTCTAAATCATTTAAAAATAATAGTAATGAAGGTGTGTCCTCAGTAAACGCAATGGCGTGTAGAAGAGTTAGAATTGTTGATGTCGAAATACTTGACCCTGTTGATAACACATTAAACAATACGGGTAATGACAACTCTAATGTAAATAACGTAGAAAATAGCGGAGCAAATGGAGATGGAAGTACTT